TCCAGTTGCTCGAAATGAAGTTGTAAATGCCTGCTACCGCATCAAATATCCAGCCCAGAATCGGCATGACTACCGACCCGACATTTCGGAAGAATCCGGCGATGCGCGTGATGGCATTACCCGCGGCATTGGCAAACCTGATAAACCGCTCTGACCGGGTAATGTTGCTGATGGCTTGCAATATCGGGCGAGTGGCTTTGACGGTGTAGTTCTTGACAAGCGTCCACACTTGACCCCATGTGACAGGCATGCTCTTAAATTGCTCATTCACCTTGTCGGTGGCCGCAAACATGGCGTTCTTCACCAGTTCAGCGGAAATCTTACCCTCATCAGCCAGAACTTTCATCTTGCCGATTGGTAAGTTGAGATAATCTGCAATCGCTCCGATGACATTCGGTGCAGATTCAAAAACAGCTCTAAACTCTTCACCACGCAACACGCCAGAACCAAGCGCTTGCGTCAGCTGGAGGGTTGCTGAATACATTTCTTGCTGACTTGTACCAGCGATTGCAAACATCTTGTTCAGCGTTTCGCTGAATGTGATGACTTCATCGTTATTCTTAAATATGTTACCTGCACGCTGCCCCAGTTTTGCTACAACATCAGCGGTTTCCGTGAATCCGGCGCGTGATCGCATAGCCGCTTGATAAATCTTATCTTCAAGCTGTGCGGTTGTTTGCAAGCCGTCATTCATCATGTTCAAGCGGGCATTGGTCTGGGTGAGCGTGTCAGCGGTTTTAAGAATACCACCAACGCTCTGAATGCCAATGTAAGCACCCACCAGCGTCTTGACTTGGTTCACCAGATTACCCACAGCACTAGTACCGCCATGCACAGAATTGTTGAAGCGTTTCTGTGCATTGGTGTTCTGGTTGATGTTTTGTTCTACTTTATCAAGATACACATTGGCTTTTGCAAGCTCGTTTCGTGCGGCCTTGATTGATGCCGTGTCGATGGCTCTCCCCGACATGCGCTGCATTAATTCAAAGCTCGACAAGACGATACCCAACGACTTGTTGATGCTACGCAGCGCGGGGGACATACCATCGTAAAGCTTGATAACTGATGAAATTGTTGCCATGATGATATGTCCCCCTAGTTAGTTTTTGATTTTCGATTGTTCCTTTTTTAATTGCTCACACCTGTAATCAATGGATGCTATCAAAAATGCTTTTTCGCGTAATGATAACTCATAGAAATCCCAAGGCATGATGTGAAGCTCGTGCAGGGCGTAGTGAGCATAGGAAGCCAGCCCATCGCCCTTAATTAGTTTTTTGCTTCGTCAGCCAATTCGTTGATTTCTTCGTCAAGGTCGTTAAGTTCTTTGACTTTCAAGCCAAGGTTTGCGAACTCACCGATAGACAACATTTCATTGAGCAGGTTGACTTCACCTACAACGTGGTATGAGTCTTGCAGAGCAGCATCTTTCAGGGGAGGGAATACCACACATGCGGCAATGAGCTTGTCGCTGTATGCGTTCTGGTCAACCTCTTTGATGCGGGAGCCATCACGCAGCGTCACCGTTTTGGTACAAGACTTGATGAGATCGTTGTTTTCAGTTTTCGACAGCTTACGAAGTTCCCACTCAATCGGCTTGCCGTTTTCATCGACAAAGTTCTTAGAAGCAACATACTTGATGTTAGGAGTTTGAAGCTTGTTCTGTGCGAAGAATGCAGTAAATGTTGACATGTTTTTACTTCCTTTCTATGTTAGGCGTTCAGTTTAGAATACATTTCAGGGAACTCGTAATCTTCGGCACTAAAATCCGATGATACTTTGAGAATCTCTTCACCAGCGTCAATGTTGGCTAATGGCAGGTCGGAAAACAGACAATGCTTCACGATGGTAGTCTGTCTGCCGACACCAGCGCCTTTATCATCATTCGTAATTTGAATGGTGAATCGGGGCATCACGCCCGTTTGCTTGTAGCGCAAAGCCATCTTGGCAAAAATGGGAGTATTCGCGTGACCCTCAAGAGAGCCTTCGATTACCGAACCAAGCTCTTTCTTGCCAACCATGGTTGCACCCATTCGGTCAACATCGGTCGTGCTGATTTTGAGCTTTGCCTCAACTTTGGTAGCCCAAATTGCAAGTTCACGTTCACCAGTTTCTTCATCGGTGATATAGACTTCACCGCGCCCACCAGCGATTGCTTGCCACCCGTGCATTACTTGTTTACTCATAGTTGTATCTCCTTATGTATGGTTACTTTAGCGTGATGTTCACATAGAGTTTTTCCATGGCGCATACGAAATCAAGTTCTTCGTCCACCACATTTGAAACCTTGTCGTTGCCCTCTGAAACAATCAGTTTGCTTGAATCATAGTTTTCAAGTGTGCGTTCGGCTTCTTGTTCGCGGGCAATATCCACAATGTCAGCCCACAAACTATTACGACCACCGACATCAGATTGAATCTTACCAACATACTTGTCATTATGCTTTCGCGTGATTGCCAGACAATGCGTATCGAGACCACGAATGACCTGATTCTTCGAGTAGTCTTTACCCTTGGTGTCAGTATAAGTCACGAAGCTGTTAATGTCTTTCAACACGCGAGCTTCACCCTCCACATTGTGGAATACGAAAACACCACTCTTAATGAACAATTCCAGTTCAGTCTGAGTGTAGTCAACATCAATGGTCTGTTCGCCGTCATAGGTCTGGTTCGTGCAAGAGGTGTTGCCCTTAGCACCCGCCAGCGCACCAGCTACCCAGTACAGAGCATTGGCTTGCTTAGTTGGAAGCACCACAACACCCTCATGGTCAGGCTTGGCAGTATCGCTTGCAATAACACTCTGGAACAAAGACGGTGACTGCTCACGGTGGCGCTTAGTGTATGCCGTGAAAAGGTCATTCAGCGTTTTGGCAGTATCTCTCGCATCGTTTGGCGCACCAGCTAATGAATTAAAGTTGTAAGCCTCAAACTTGTTAAGAGCGGTCTGGTAGGCTGCCGTATCGACTGTACCGTCTTCACCACCAGCGAGAGGTGTGCCAGCTGTTACGACCAATGTGGCATCTTTCTTCCATGTTACAAAATCGTTATCTGTCAGTTCAGCGGCAGATGCAACGGTCTGTGTGTAAAGCTCACGATTACCCATGTCGATGCGTACAAGTGTGACATCGAACAAGTTGCTGTCATCTACATTCTTCTGTACAATGACCTGCATGCTGTTACCCAGCGCACCAGCGTATTTGGCGGTAGCGTAATCATTTGACGCAGCTGTACCGCCGCTTGCAAGGTTATACACAAGCGCCTTGACAGCGTTCTTGAAGATTTCGCGGAACGGCATGAGTTCAGGTGCGTCATACTGATAACCCAGAATGTTCAGAGATTTATTCTGAAAATCCTCTGCTGTTACGGTAAACACTTTACCTTGCTCACCCCAATTGAGAGCAATAGGCAAAGCAACTATACCGCGTTCACCAAGGTTTGTGACGGTCTTAGGTGTGCTGGTGATTTTGAAGTAAACACCAGTCAGTACCTTGTTCTGTGTGGTATATATACCCCCTCCGTGTGCCATTGGTTTGTCCTCCTAATTATTTAAGTTGATATTTGCCAGTCAAGGCGTTTTCGATGATTTGTTTAACCTCTGCATGCGTGTATGACTTGTTGTCATTCAGCAGAGCGTTCAGCAGGTCAGCATGTCGAGCATAGGTTCTCGATTTGACAAACTGCTTTTTCGTGAAAGCGGGTGCTGCCACAGTTTCAACTTGCGGCTCCTGCTCAGTTTTTTTCGATTTAGTTGCCATTGGTTTGTCCTCCCACTTTTGGGTTATAAATTATGGTTTCCATAGTCGGTGCGGACTCTGCAATCTCCTTAACATACATGCTGTATGTTACAAAGAAATGGAGCACACCGTCCACGATTTCATAACGCATTTTAGACGCTCTACGCAAATTGTCAAGCACATTTATGTAGTCCACAGCCAAAAACAAGGCTTCTGCCATGTTGTACATTTCGGACTTTGCGTGATTTTCATCTTTTGGGAAATACATGACGTCAAATGGATATTCCCTAAGATATTGAGTTGCAAGCGCGTGTGAGTTTGTCGGTTCAATAGTTGTGATTAAAAAACACGGCTCTTTGAATCCTTGCTTGACGCTTTCGGTGTAGATGGTGTAAGTGTCTCCAAAACTTTCATGGAGCGCACCAGCTATACCCTTTATAACATTGTTAATCATTGTTAAATGTTTCTCCTAAAAACTTCATTAGTTTCTTTTCGATGATTTTCGGCAACTGAGATTCAAGCTCCATTTCCGATTTTGTCAACATGAACTTACCATCAACCCATGCTTTTTTCAGTCGCTTGCCAATGGCGGGTACAAATCTACCCGGTTCTTGTCTATGACCGTATTCCACAAATGACGCGTATTCCACCGGGTTGATGACGGTGATGGTGTATGTGTTTCCATTTTGTGTGATTGGTAATGAATTAGCATAAGCTGTTGCATTTGTTTGCTTCTCGCCAGTCCAACCGCGCCGCAAAGTACCACCCACTTTACCAGTCTCAGCAGGATATTGACCTACTGGCGTGCGCTTTATGACTTTACGCAACAGGCGTGCAGCCAGTTCTTTTGCAGCTGCACGGCAGAATTGCTGCATGTCAGCTTTCTGCAACTTTTCCAGTCGCTTTTGAAGTTGCTCCAGTTGCTTGAAATCACATGATCCCCATGTAGCCATTATGCTTCACCCTCCAACAATTCCAGCATGATTTCTTGATGCGTACAATACCGGGCAGGTGCGCCGCTGCATTTGTATGCGATACTCACCCCATCACGCGTGACAATGATTTTCGAGCCGGGTTTCACTTGAATGTCAGGACGGATGATGAGCTTTGAAGTCAATTCAATACTCGGCACATCACCGGATGCAGCGGGAGCAAGAATACGATTCTTATGTGAC